TATTGAACCTGTAATTGAAGGAGAACCTGAGATAACAATAATACCGTCACCTCTAGTGGAACGTATTCTAGGAAAACCTGAAACTTCATCTAATTGTAATAGTGCTGTTCCTGTTTCAACGGCTGTTGCTCTTAGTGTATCGTTAACAACAACTCTAGTCGAATCTGTAGATTGAAGTTGATTACCTACAATTTGTATAGTACCAAAAGTTGATGTTCCGCCCGTAGCAGTAAAACCTGTTCCGGTAATTGTACCAGTTGTTTCTAAGTTATCGTCTGCAAATTGAATAGTACCTGTACTGTCTGTAATATCATTACTTGAAATTGTTAGAGTACCAACACCTATTGAGTTAGTAACTGTTAAGTCGTTTGCAATAGTAACATCATTTGGTAAACCAATTGTTAAAGTATCTGTTGCACTTACAACGGCGTCAATTTCGTTAGCAGAACCAAATATTCTGAAAGTATCACCGCCACCAATTAACTGTCTAGTAGATGATGAATCTTCAATTGCAAACCCAGCAGTTGATGTTGCAATACTAATAGTTTCATTCATAGCAGCAACTAAATTTGTTGCACTAATAGAACCTGATAAAAGCGCTATATCACCAAAGTCTTGAGCCGCCATTTCGTTAAATGTGGTTCTAAACGTTTCTAGTGAATCTGTTACTGCAATATTTTTAACTGCCATTGTTTTTTCCTATAACTTCTTTTAAGAGAGTTTTAATCTCAAATAATTCTTTCTTTAGACTATTTATCTCTGTAACGGCATGTCTTATTTCATCTCCGTTATTTTGTCTTTTTGCTCTTCTGTTCATGTATTCAGCATAAGAACTACTACTGGTATTGATAATAGCTTTGCTAAAAGTATCTCTTACTAATGTAGTATCTGTTTCAACTTTTAATCTTGCTATATCACTCATTATACTGCTAGCGCTATGCCTCTCATGTCTCTGATTTTAGGAACATATGCTGAGTTTGTTGATTTCATAACAATCTTAATTTGAAATGAAGTAAAATCTCCCATTGAACTCGCACTATATTTGTATTCTTTGTAGTTATCTGCACTTTCTGCTGGAGATACTGAATTATCTTCTTCGCCATTTACATTAAATGGTGTCCAATTCAAGTCATTAATATCTCTTGACTCTTCAGCAGATGTTTTTCTAAAGAAAACTTGTACTGTCGATACACTTCTAACATTTTGAGTTAATCTAATCTCTAATGCTGTAGAAGGATTTTCTAATACAATTGGTCTAGTTAAGTAAACAGCTGCACTTGATGTACCTGTAGCTGCTGTGTCATCAACGAATGATGGTGTGTTACCACTAGTTGGACTATTAATTCTATTTTGAACTGTAATTGCACTACATCTTTGTAAATCAATAACTGGAGATAATTTCTCACTAGTAGTTGAAAGTATAGCATTTACAAATAAAGATTTACTACCTGACATCTCGTTAGTTTCGTTTACAACTGAAGCCACCATTTGAGGTGCTGTAAAGTAAATATTGTCGTTTGCCGATACTGAAACTGGAGTAGAAATTGGTGTTACAACAAAGTCTGTTTCACTTCCGTGTACAGAAGAACCTGTAGTAGGTCTCATGTTGTAACTTAGTGATGTTCCTGGAACAGTCATAGTTTGAATATTTAAATTCAAAGTATCGTAAAGTCTATTTTGTGTTGCTGTAACTTCTGTACCACCAATATCACCTGTAGATGTTGCTGTGCCGGTCGTTGTAATATCATAACTATCTAAAGTAATATTTGAAATTGAGTTGTATGTTCCGTTTATATCACTGTGAGCAATACCATTGTATGTTCCAGTTGGAACTCCAGCAATAGTCACGTTGTTATTAACATCATGCATACCATGATTTGGATGTGAAACTTTAATAACACCTGAAGCGTTAGTTGTTCTTAATGCATTATTTTTTAATGTTCTATTAGGTAATGCTTCATTAACTACTGTTGCTGTACCAATAGTACCTGTAGTAAATGAACATCTTTTTAGTTTGAACTTCATATCTTCATTTTGTTCAGCAGTCCATGTAGAACCGTTTTGAGATTTGAATAATACACCAGCATAAGGTTGTGCTGATATTGTTCTATCAGAACCTAAATTGTTTTCACCAATTCTTGCTACGTAAGCATTGTACTCGTTTGTATTTGCTAATACTACGAATGAATATTCAACATTTGCTTGTATATAAATCGGACTAGGGAAGTTAAATGTAGTAGGTGTTGTACCGTCTGCACTAATATTAACTGAACCTGGATTTAATGTTACTTCACCAAATGGTAAGATTGTTGTAGAAGGATAACCATTCTTAACTTCTCTAATCTGAACAGTAACAGGAATGTTAGCGTCTTTAGATTGGAAGTATAAATCTATTGATGATAAGAAAACTCCACCTGGGTCATCTACTAAGAATGTTTGTGCAAGTGGATCCCACCAACCAACTTGTACGTTTGCTTCTCTTGTTGATGTTCTTGCAATCTGTCTATTTTCATCAACACTTTCTCTAACAACTCTTGGTTCTCTAGTTGATATAATAGTTTCTTGTACTGTTTCTAAAGTACCTGTTGCTGTATAGTCTGCTTCACCAGCAGTTGCAATTTGTGAGTTTCTATCGTTAGTAGAAGAACTTGTTAATCTGAATACTCTTGAACCTGTACGCCATCTTGGATTACTGTCAACTGTTGCGTCAGGTATTGCGAATGTACCAGAGATAGCACCGTTAGCGTCTGCAACGATATTGCCACCTAATGAACCACCTGTTGGTGTAGTATACGTTGATACGTCAATGTTATCAAAGTATGGATACAATCTAGTGTTAGGTTTAAATCTTGTTCCTGTAAAATTAATTGTTCTACTTCTAATGAATGGAATAAATGCAACATTAACAATTTTATCACCAAGTGAATTTCTAACAACCTGAGGAACAATTGTACTTCTCACACCTGTTCTAGTTTGATTTACTTGTTGAGTAGTTGTAATTTCTTGTCTTTGTAATACTCTTCGGCCTCTACCAAAAATGTTTGGTACACCAAATGCATGTTCTCTTACTCTGCCACCAATATTAGTTGTTTGTTCAACAGGTCTTCCTGTCCACATATCTTGCCACTCGTTCCAAACTGTACCAACTTCAATTGATTGAAGATTTGGATTTCCTAAGTTTGCAACCATAGTGTCAAAGGCACCGTTTTCATTAATAACTAATTCTGGCGCTCTTTCAGTTTCTTTCCATTCGTCTCCTGGAGGAGATAATTCTATTGAACCGACCCATGTAAATACGTTGAATGGATTTACGTTAATAAATTTACTAGCGTAAGGTTGGTCAACTAAAGTTTTTTCTGTGTATGGTAATGTAAGACAATCGCCAGTCTTTTGATAACCTGCGTCTACTCTATCAGCTTCTAAGATTGTTGTACCATCTTGGTCTGCTTCAATTAGTTGTATTGAATCTTCTTTAAATGTAGGTCTTGCTTCACCAACTGACATGTCCATTGCAACTTTGTAATCTAGGTTGCCGACATCACCAATACCATGACCAGTAAAGTTATCTACGATAAATCCATTTTTAAATCTATCAAAGCCTTCTGAGTCTTGTATTTGTAAACTTTGTGTTTGTGATTCTAATAAAGATAATTGAGTATAATATTCTACTGTCTCAATACGTTTTTCTAATCTACCAATATCTCTCATAGTATAACGTTTGTTATCTACTGATTTAATATCAATATCTTGTGTAGAAAGTGTGTAAGCTGGAATGTACAATGTATATAAATGCATTGCATTATCTAAACTTCTCGGTGATTGAGGAACTTCAGCAGAAGCACCTTCAGCTACTTTGAATGAACCCTCTTTATCTAAGAATACTTTATCAATTCTTGGTAAGTAGTATTCAAAATCTGTATTAACATTACCACCAAATTTAACTACATCAACTGTTGAAGCACCTGTACCATCAAAACTTCTATCTTGTCCGCCTGAATCTATTGTACTTGCGTCATCAACTCTAGGTCTAAAATCTAAACAGTCTCTTAATTCATAAGAGTTACCTGTAGTATCTGAGAAATAAGTTGGTATTAATGTATAATCAATTACACCTGAGTAACTATCTACATCAAAGTAATCTCCAGAACCGTGCGAGAAGAAATCAAAAGTAACAAGTAATCTACCTGTTGGTTGTAACTCACCAGTTTTTAATTTAATTCTACCAATATCATAGTAGTTATCTCTTTGTCCATTGTCTAAAGTAAATCTATCTGTAATGTCTGTGTCACTACTAGTAGCATTTGTACTAAAGTCAGCGGCCATTTTAACACTCTTTAAGGCATAAACGTCTGCCTTACCTAAACCAATTGTACCGGATTGAATAATTGACTGTGTGCTAATTTGTACAGTTGAGTTAGAAGAAAGTGTTTTAGTTTTACTATCTGCAACACTTCTAGTTACAGTAGCAAGAATTTTAATCTTAGCATTTGCATAAGCAGTACCAAAATCTAAAGTTAATGTTTTACCTGTAGGAGAACCTGCAAGTGTAAATATTGGATTTGAGTTTGCATTGTTTCCTGATAAACTCATTACATCACCAGTTGCACCAGCAGAAGCAGACGCAATATCCATAATTGATACTGAGTAGTCACTCTCTGAAAGTGAACCAAATACTTCGTTAGTACCAGCAGTTATTGTTGCTGAACCAGTTGATAGTGTTACTGCAAAGTTTCTTCTTATTGTAAAGTTAGTGTCTGTTAGTGAAGCGTTAGCAGCTGTCTTTAAAGTTTTTACTGTAGACTGTGGTAAAGGAAAGATAGAAATGTTTTTAGAACTATCTTGTAACTTTGCTCTATTTCTAGTTGCAATTGTTTTAGTTGATACATCTGAACCACCAACGGCAGTTGATAATTGTAATGATACATCTGATTGAATAGACTCTACTGTTCTCGTTACAGTACCACCAGCGTCATTTAAAATAGTTACTTCATCATCTATCTGTAAATCTTTTGTGAAGTTAGTACCAAAACCCGTTACAGCTGTTGCACTGTTAGCTACAGTTAGTGTACCTGTAATTTGTAAACTTTCTCCGTAACTTGCTGAACGAGAAACATCACTAGTGTATGTTGGTGTTCCTGCCATACCAAGTTGTTTAACATTATGAAAGTCATAACTTGTTGCACCTTTAAAACCTATTACGTCATTTTGTATCACGGCTGTATTACCTGAAGTCCCGCCTGTGATTGTTTCTCCAGCAGTAAATGTTCCACCAACACTTGATGTTACTACTAATCCGTGAGCAGCGCTACCACCTGAGGTATATGCTGTTACATTTTGACTTGTGGTTCCGTCTGAACCAAATAATGAGAAGGTATTTACACCTGGATTTCTTACAGTAAATACTCTTGCTGACGAGTCTTGTGCAACTGAATCAATTGTTAGACCTGTTGTTCCTGAGATAGAGATTTGTTGACCATCTCTAAATTTGTGACCTGTACATGTTACAACACTAGGATTTGCAACAGTCATTGCTGTTATAGCAACTGTCTCTACATTTGAAATTGACTCTACTGTAGCAGTTGCACCTGAAGTGCTACCTGTTACTTTTTCGCCTGTAGTAAATGCTTGTGCTGTTTGAATATTTAAATGTGTAAATAAGTTAATGTCAAACAAATAGTGTTTGTAAATTGCACTAGTTGATGAAGCATTAGCAAATACAAAGTTACTAGCAGTACCAGTTACATATTCAAAACCCTTAGATTTTGCACGACCAATTGTATTTAAACCTGAAGTTAATCCAGCGTTCTCCGTACCTCTTGCTGTTGTAGTTTTAGAATATAAGTTAACTCTTTTAAATGCTTCAGTATTGCCAGAAACGAAACCAATATCTGGAGTACCATAAACGTTAGTAACATTAACATAGTTACCAACATCAAATTTTGTAATAAAGTTATTTTGTGTATTAAATTCTCTTGCTTTGTTAAGGTCTACAAAAGTAGTACCAATAGTTTCAATTTCATAACCTTTAACGTATGCTTTACCTGGTCCCATACCTAATGCAAGTTTAGTTTCAACTCCATCATTAGCTGCTGTATAGATACCTCTGTTATTGCCTGTTTTTAAATGTTCTCTAATATCTAAATCAAAATCTTTTATTGAATAATCACCACTCTCATCAAATGTTCTTCTTGCTAATGTATCTTCTAATACTGCATACTCTGTAGTACGAACTTGGTTTTGAATGCCACCATTTTGCAATCTTAACAATTCAACAAAGTTTGCGTCTTCAGCTGAAGCGATTGTAAGTTTAGTTAAAGTTAAATCAATTTTAAATCTGTGAGCGCCTGGAGCATTTACGTTAGATGAACCAGCTGCGTTATCGTTTAATGTTCCATCATCATTCTGTGTAACAAAAGATTCTACAATTTTTAAACCAACTCTATATGATGGTGTGTTTGTATATTTGTCTAATATGATTGTTTGATTAGCAACTTCAACATGAAATCCATTAATGTAATATGTACCAGCGGCTACAAAGGCAGCTGAACCAATTGCTGTTGTATTTACTACTGCCGTTAAAGCAGTTACAACACCGTTAATTGTTTTAGAACCTGTAATAGTTTCGCCATCTGTAAAAGATACAGAACTATTTGAAGTACCTGAGTTTGTGTATTTTACGAATAGTGTGTCGGGGTCTGTACCATCTGTGATTGATGAATTTGTAACCTTAGCCGTTACACCTGAGGTAGTACCTGTAAATGTAACATCTTGCAAATTAGCAAGTGTAGCTGTTCCCGAATAAGAAGTAAGTTTTACTGCAAAGTAATTTAAGTCATACCCAATTTCGCCAGGTATAACCATTGCACCTTTTTTGAAAATATGGTCAGATACTTTCTCTACTTGGTTTTGTAGAATAGTTTGTGATTGTGTTAACTCTCTAGCCTGTACTGCGAAAGCTGGTCTAAAAAGAACTCTATGGAACTTCTTACTTTCAGCATAATCATCAAAGTACGGAGAGAGGTTAAAATCAGTTGGACTTGGCATTTATTAAAGTATCCTCTGGTTAAAATTCTATAATCAATTTAATATTTTCAGTTTGGTCTGCTGCTCTTGTTATTGGCGCTCGGTTTTCTATGTACAGAATGTCGCCACTGTCGGCATCAATTTCCGCACCTGTATATCCAGAACTGAACGTAACATTATTTACTGTACCACTTTGAGCAGTATCAGGTGTTGCTGTTGCACTAGATGTTTGTCCAGTAATAACGTTTGCTCCACTAAATGATGTTTGGTTTCCGTTACTGTCAATACCTTCATTATTATATCTTGTTTGTACATAATATAAAATTCTGTTTGTTGCGTCCCAAGCCACTACTTTACCAACTGCACCTGTCGAAGCTTGATTGATTTCTTCGTCAACTGTAAATGTTCCTGGCGCAGGAGAAGAAGCCATAGAAATTGCCTTAGTTCCTCTTAATGTATTTGCTGACGCAGCTGAACCGCCCGATTTTGGGTCTCTTACTAACATAACTCTTCTAAAGTCATTTGATGTTGTAAAGTCACCGGAGTTTGTAATCTCGCCACCTTCTAAAGATGTATTTAACATTACAAAGAAAGCACCTAATTCTTGTACTGCATTAAATCCGTGGCCACCTTTTGGTTCAATAATACAATCTATTTCTGCACCAACTAAGTTTGTTGAACCTGCTGTTACTACTTGAGCATTACTTATTGTTGCAAAAGTATAACCTGTTCCTGGAGCTGTAACTGTTACTGCTGTAATAGCACCTGAAGTTACTGTTACAGATACAACACCACCTGAACCATCGCCTCTCATAGGAATGTTAGTGAATGTTCCGTCTGTACCACCAGAACCTGGTGTTTTAATTTGTACAATGTTAATCGCACCATCAACGGCAGCTGATGATACTGTAGAATCTGTTGAAACTGCCATGAAATCTGTAGATAAGAAGTTTGCTTGTTGTGAAGCAGACAACGTGTACAAGAATTTCCATTTGTAACCGTCAGCGGTTGAAATAATCGTTGTAGATGTTCCTGTTGGTTCTACTGTTGAAGCAGTTGCACCATCATTGTCTAAACATTTGTAAACGTTTCTTGCACTAGTTAGTACATAATAAGTTGCGTCTGATAGTGTTGTTGCACCAGACGTAGCATTAAGATTTGTAGTTGTGCCAGTAAGATATTCGTTATAGTCATGTCTGTAAATATCGTATGTAGTACCTGTAATCCAGTTTCTTCTTGGTGTTACAAAAGCAACATCTGAACTTGTAATCTTTTTAGCAGCTAACATATCATCATAAGGCATATGTTGACTGTTAAGATTATCACCAGGAGTAACTGGTGCTGTGTCTGTACCTAAATTTTGTGTTCTACCATCGCCTCTTGTTGCAATACTGAAAGGTTGAGGTTTACCGATAGCTAAGTAATACGTGTTACCAGAGGCCTCTGAGAAAGACTCTTGGAATTGTTCACTGTTATGTACTCTAAATTTGTTTGTAATAATTGCTGGCATATTGTTCTCTTTAATCCTTTACTATATTTATACAAGTTTTCATTGCTTACTCCAGTTAATTTAGTCGGCAGCCGCAATCGTTATTGTTGAATCTGCTACTTGACGTAATATTTCAGCATAGTGTGTATTATTTTCGTCTAGTGGTACAAACATTACTTCTCCGTCAATTGTTGCTTTTATACTCATGTTATCTGTTGTAATTGGGTCTGCTATATATTTTGCTGATGTAATATTCATTTTCTATAACTCCGCTGTAATGTTGTAGTGTGTATTATCGTTATCAATATCTATCCAAAATCCTGAGTATATGTTACCTGTTCTAGGAAATAAAAATCTACCACCGTTTGTACCAAATCCGCCTACTGAAAGAGTAGGATTTGAAGCAGAGGCATTACTAGAACCATCTGGACTATAAAGAGTTATAGCTGTTCCTGTTTGAGAAATAGTTGGAGCTGCTCTCATTGGATGTACTAATTTTACCATACATAAATTATTAGCTGAACTATTTACACCTGTTAATACAGTGTTGTCGCCGTACGTAGGTCTTGAAATTCTTTGATAATATCTCATACACCTTGCTAAAGTTACATCTTGTGGCACACCTTCAAAATCAGAGGCTGTTGGCCCAATTTCATATTGAACGGCTGCAAGCATAAAATTATTTGAGGCACTATCAGCATTATTTACTTGGCCAGCGTGTCTGTTTGCATTGGTAATACTTGTTTGCCATGTAGTAGCTAAAGTTCCACTTGTTAAGTCTGTACCTTTACCAATAGCAAATCTAATTCTTAATGACCTATTACTGTCGTTGTCGTAAGGACCTGCTGTGTGAGCAGGAAAAGTTATAACTGCTTTTTCCCAAGTATCTGAAACTGATTGAGTATAAGAACCACTTACTGCATTGTTATTATCTGCGTCTAATAATTCAACAGTATTAATTCCAGTTTTTGTATGTTTATGCCAAAAGGATAATGTTGTTTGTTTAGCGTTTGCTGTTCCTTGATTAATTTCTTGTAAATGTTGACCTTCAATTGAATATTCTAGTAACATACTTGAACTTGCTGCTGGTGAAGCTTGAGCAGTTGTGCAATCCATTTTTATACATTGTGATACAAAATGGTTAGGTGGACTGTCAGTTGATTGAGATTGTGTCCAAGTTCCGAAAGAACCAATACCTAAATTCCATCTATCACAAGTATAATAACCATCAGTTGTAATAGAAGCTTTAGAAGTTGCTCTTTGAGCTATACTCATATCACCATTGATAAGGATGTTCCTAAAGTTAACACCTGGATTAGGATTTTGTCCTAATTTGTTTGCGATTGTTCTAGTTAAAATTCCCATTGATTATCCTATGTACCTTACTACTACCTCAGCTGAACTAGCCGGAGCAGTTATGAATGTTAGTGTTTCACCTGTAATTGTATAGTCGTCTGTTGGCACTAAACAAATACCGTTTACAAAAACTAGTAAATCGTCAATTGTTTTTCCTGCTGTAATAATATGTGTTGTATCTGAACCATCTGCTGTAAATGTCTTATCAGTTGTTGGTGTTTTTTGTTTTACAAATAGAGTACCATTCATAGCACTATGAGCAGTACAAACATAATAAACTGTTATTCCGTCACTTGGTACTTCGTAATATAAAACGCCACTAGTTTTACCTTGAGCATTTATTCCCGTTGTAACTGTTCCGTCTGTTGCTACGTGAGTTAAACCTACTGTAATTCTGTTACCTGATACATACGCACCACTTGAAGTCTGTAATACAAAAGGATGAGCACCACTTAATCCTGCTAAGTCAAATCCAATTGTTTGACCTTGTCTTGTGTATAAACTAGGATTATCTGTTGTGCCGTAATGTGAAGTAAATCTGTAAGAAGATGACCCGTTAGCTGTTACTGCTAATCTAAGTGTTGCGTCTTCATATCTTGCGGCCGCTGTTCCTGATTCTGCAGCTGACTCAAATCTTGTTGTTGACGCATTCCATTTTAATACATCTCCATCAGCAATACCTGTAATAATTACGTTTGAGATATCCTGAATTGTATTGTTCTCTGAGAATAATTTAATCCATGCACCTGATTCTGAATAGAACGCTTCCGAACTATCTGATTTAGTTGCAAACATACCTGTGTATGTTGTTGCGTCTGGTAAAGCGGCTGTATTTGCAAAATTAAATCTTGCTTTTGAACCTGAAGATGTTACATCAATTATATCAATAACTGGTGCTGTTAACGTTTTATTTGTAAGTGTGTCTGTAGTTGCTCTACCTACAACTGTCTCATCTGAGATTGCTGTATTTAATTCTGCTAGTGTACCTGATAAAGTGTTGTCTGTTAAATCAATAGTTTTATTTGTTAATGTCTCAGAACCAGAAGTTGTTGAGAAACTACCATCTGATACTGCTGAGTTAAACTCATTCGCCGTACCTGTTAAGGTGTTATTGGCAAGATTAATTGATTTGTTGGTTAATGTGTCTGTTGATGTTTCTGTAACAATTGAACCGTCTGTAGCAAAGGTAATCTTATTACCAGTTACAGTTGTGTTGATACCTGAACCACCTTCAAACGTAATTGTCTCACCTAAATTTATAACGTCAATTGTACTTGCGTCATCTTTAATAGATAATGTTGGGAATGTGTTAGTGGCAGCCGTTAAATCTTTGTTTGTTAATGCCTGTGTAGCGGTTGTGGTAATAAAAGTACCAGATGTAAAATTCGTGCCGTCACCAAGAGTTGTGTACAATTCTTCAATTAAATTATTAACTTTTGTTGCACCTGCTCTTAGGTTATCACCTGTTCCATCATTTGCTAATGTACCGATACCTATTAATTGTTTAGCCATTTATTTTCCTCTTTGTACTATTTATACTTGTTTTAAACAGTTGTATCATCAAATGTTCTATTTGTTTGAGCAAAGTTAGTTACTGTGTTATCAAATGAGTCTTTACTGAATGCCGTTACAGAAGGAAACGCAAAATTCATCTTAACTTGTTTACCTTGTTCATTACTTGTCATTAAAAAAGCGGCGTCCTGACCATCTAGTGATGATTTTGTACCAAATACCTTTAATTCATTAAATGTTCTAAAAGTATTACCACTTCCAATTACACCTGCACCATATAATCTATTTGCATAAACGTTAAGTGAATTGTATCTAGGTCCAGCATATGCCCAACCTTGTGAAATTACTACGCCATTAATTGGTTCTCTTTTACTTGACCTAATATCTAAATGAACACCAGCTCTAGTTAGTGTCACGTCTCTAGTGTTAGCACTAAAGTGTTCGCCTGTTTCCGCATTATTGTCAATAGAACCTGCCATGTAAGCATTGTTTCTTAATGAAGTACCATCATCTACTGTTCCTAGTCTTCTACCAAATATAGTAGAGAATA